CGATAGGTGATTTCGTCTATGGCAGTCATGGGATAAACCGGCAATTCGTTGGTGGCAGTGCGTCTAATGGCTTCTTCAGGCCAGAATTTGCCAGCAGATGGCAGGCGCAAGTGAATTGCTGGTTGTCGGAAATACTGATTCAGGGGGTTAGCATTTGGGGTCATAGATCACCTATAAATATACTCTACTTATAGGTACAAAAACATGGCAGATCAAAATCAGCGCCTGGCAGAAATCACAGAACAAGTAAACTACGAACTGGAACGATTTGGGCGCCTCAGCGGCACCACTGCGGACTCACTGCGCGATGCTCAGGTTGGAGTAGAAGGATTTTCAGCAGCCATGCGCAAGGCTCCAGGTCAAGTAGCAGATGCAGCCGGCAAAATGGCCAAGGCCATGTACGATGGGCAAAAAGGTGCGTCGGCGTTCAACAGCAGCATTGACAGCATGGCCGGTGCTGCACAGTCGGCTACCACCATGCTCATGGCCATTATACCGGGTGGTGTTGCAGTAAAAGTAGCACTCATGGCTCTGGGCAAGGCCATTGGATTTGCTGCTGAAACACTCAAACAAGTCAACATACAGGGCGATGCCCTGTACAAGGGATTTCAAGATCTAGCCAAGTCTGGTTCAGTTGCCGCTGGTGGTACCACTCAACTGGGTCAGGACATCTACAAACTGGGCATTGGATTCCAGGACCTAGACAAGTATCTAGGGCTGGTCAATGAAAGTTCACAAGACCTGGCCCTGTTTGGCCGAACAGTGTTTGAAGGGTCAGCTGACTTTGCAAATCTACGTCAGACCATGAAGCCCATGCGGGCTGAATTTGAACGCCTGGGACTCAATGCTGAACAGCAAAACGAAGCTGTCATGGGCTACATTCGCTTGCAAACTCGCCTGGGCAATGCATCAAGACTGCAAGAACGAGGCTATGCAGACACTGCTGAAGCTGCTCGCAAGTACATCATGGAGCAGGATGCACTGACCAAGGTCACTGGCATTTCACGCAAAGAACAAGAAAAAGCCATGGAAGAAGCCATGCGCAATCAGCGGTTTGCTGCCACCTTGGATCAGTTGGTGGCCGAAGGGCGTACTGAAGAAGCTGAAAATCTGCGGGTCATGGTACAAGCATCAGGTCAGCTGGGACCGCAGTTCCAGAAAGGCATGACTGACTTGGCGTCGGGATTTGCCAACACTGAAGAAGCAAGACAAGTGCTGTTGGCCACACAAGGCGATGCACTCAAGCAGTTTGACATGGTCAAGCAAGGGCTGATAAAAGCTCCTGGAGAAATAGACCGTGCGCAACAGAGCATTTACAACAATGTTGCGGCTTTTAACAAGAACATGCAGCCCTTGGCAGCAGCCGGTGCCTACGACAAAACATTTGGTTCTTATGCCGAGCAACGACGAGCCCAAGAACTCAAGGGTGAGAAATTTGCCGCAGCCATGGCCAAGTCTCGTGAAGAAACTGCCAAGCAAATGGCTGGCACCGACGGACGGCTAGCTGCGCAGAGCAACACCGTGGTAAATCAGCAGGACGCCATGCTGGAATCACAAAAACTGATGGACCGTGCAATTACTGGAGCAGCCGAGGCATCTGAATTTGCGTCTGAAAAACTGGCCAAGTTGGCTAGAATGGCCAACGATGCAGCTGATGCATTGGGCAGCGTAAAAGATGAATCCAAGGGATTCTGGGGGCAGGTATTGAAATTCATGGGGATAGACACAACCCCACGTGAGAAAACTGAAAAAGAACAACAACTAGCAGCCGCTGAAGAAGCAGCTAAACAAGCCGCAGAACGTGCGGCTGCAGAACGTGCAGCCACAGCAGAAGCCAAAAAACAAGCTGAAGCGGCTCTAGAGGCCGAACGTAAAGCACTGAAAGAGGCTCAAAGTCAATCTGACCGAGCCAAGGCTCAATTGCAAGGGGTTGGTACTCAACCTGGTGTCAATTTTGATGTACAACGACTGCAAAGACAGGAACGTGCAGCCGCTGCCAAAGTTGACTCGGCTGGCACTGACCAAGAACGTAAAAAGGCTCAGGAAGATGCCGAAAGAACACGCCTGAGACTGTCAGAGGCCATGGCAGAACAACGTCGGCTGCAAGGCATTGTGGCAGAACAAGCTCGGATAGCCGAGGCTGCCAAGGCAGCTGTGGCACAACGCGAAGCGGCAGCGGCAGAAGCTAGAAAAAAAGATGCCGACGCCAAAGCAACCGAAGACAAAGCCACTCGCGACAGCTTGCGAGCTCAATCTCGGGCAGGCATGGGCGGGGGAGAACGACTAACTGCCGAAGAGGCTCTGAAAGCAAGTGCCCAGCGCCAGGAACGAGAAAAGGACACGGCTGCACTAGGAAAAATAAATGAGACGCTGACCAGACAGCGAGAAAATCTCAAAGCCAACACTGATCAGTTGGCCAAACTTGACAAGACTCGAGACAAGGCCACTATTGAGTCTCTAGAAAGAGTCAACGAAACAATAACCAAACGCACCAAAGAACTTGAAACAGAAGCCGAAGCTCTTAAAGAAAAAATCAAAAAAAATCAGCCAAAACCGGCTCCGTCTGCACCAAGGCCACCTGGTGCAGCATCATCCAGCGGAGCAGGCGGTGGAGCAGGCGGCGGAGCAGGCGGTGGAGCAGGCGGTGGAGCAGCACCTGGCGGCACTAGTACTGCGGCACCAGCAACAGTGCCTGTGGGTCCAACTGCATCACCTGCTGGTGGCGGTGGAGCTGCACCAGCAGGCGGGGGGACAACATCAACAGCACCGGGTGGAGCAGGCGGACCACAAGCAGACCAGTTGGTTCAAATGGGCAACGAAATTAGGATAGGAAATCAAATTAGAAAAGGTGGTTCAATTGCCTGGAGAACCAACAACCCAGGCAACGTTAGTTACGGTGAACTGGCTAAAAAGTTTGGTGCTATAGGAACATGGAAGAATCCTCGGGGCGATGCGCAACAGCGATCAACTGGTATTGCTATCATGCCCACCGAAGAAGCTGGAATTAATTTAAAGAAGGACCTGTGGCGCCGCCCTCTCTACACCAAACTTACCATAGACGCAGCCATACAACAGTGGGCCGAAGGCGCTAAAAAATTCGGATATGGCTCAAATTATGCCCGGGCCATGGCCACGGCCGCCGGTGCAACACTTGATACCGTTGTGGGTACCTTGACAGACAAACAACTACAGTCAATGGTGGTAAAACAACGAGAGTTTGAAGGATGGAAAACTGGGCAAGTTGTATCAGCAGCCGACGGCGGTATGTTCAGTGGACCAAAGTCTGGCTATCCGGCAACCTTGCATGGTGACGAAGCAGTGATCCCACTCAAGAACGGCGAAGTTCCGGTTAACATTGACAACAAAAATGCTGACCTGTTACACAAAGAAGTTCGCAACCTAACTGCCAATGTGATACGTCTCACACAAAAAGACGTCATGGCCCCAGGCGGTATTGGCCCAACCATGGGTGGTCACAACGAATACACTGGTTACAGCATGGGTCCCATGACCACTGACATAGCCATGCTAGAGAAGATTGCCGGCAAGCTGGGCGCATACGACAAAGCCACACAGACCATTACTGATCCAAAACTCTGGAAAGATATCCTAAAATCAGGCATGCTGATGAACTATGATTTTGGAATGACACAAGTTGGTACTAAGGACTTGTCCAGCCGTGCAGGGGCAGAATCTGTGGCTGATGCAATTGCAAGCAGAATCAAAGAACTCATTAACAATCGGCAAGACAGCACTGAAACAATTGCTCAAACTAGAACTGAGTTTGCTGACATGATGAAAACATTCTACACAGATATCTTTACCAAGCTGCAAGATGAATTGCGAAAAGAAAATCCACTGGATTCAGAGATGCTGGCTGTATTAAAAGACATCAGTCAAACTAATGCTGCTGCCGCAGGCTCCAGTGAAAAGATGTTGCGTCACGCACGTAATTAACGGTAAATAAACAACTATGGCAGATCAACAACAACCGGGCTGGCGCAAATATTTCAAAGTAGCAGACACATCTGGACAGATGAGTCCCATCAACGGGCGCAACAGCTACGGCGTACCAGGTTATCAAAAAAATGATGGCAACGGTGGCATCCAAGCAGACTTTGTGTTTCGCAACTATGCATCAAGATTACCCGAGGTGTATTCAGGCCATCCCAATCGTGTGGAACGTTACAATCAGTATGAAAACATGGACATGGACTCGGAAGTCAATGCTTGCCTAGACATCATTGCTGAATTTTCCACGCAACTCAGTGAGCAGAACAAAACTCCGTTTGAAGTAAACTATCATGAAACACCCACGGATCATGAAATTGACATTGTTAAAAAACAACTGCAACAGTGGGTCAAGCTGAACAAGCTGGACCAGCGCATATTCAAACTGTTCCGCAACACCATCAAGTATGGCGATCAAATCTTTGTGCGTGACCCAGAAACATTTGAAATGATGTGGGTGGACATGAGCAAGGTTGCTCGAGTGATTGTGAACGAGAGCGAAGGCAAGCGTCCCGAGCAGTATGTGATTCGCGACATCAACCCCAACTTTCAAAACATGACTGTGGCAGCAAAAACCACCACAGACTACATGACCAATCCTGTGACCGGCACAATCTCTGGATCATCCAACTACACCATGCCCAACGGTGGATCAGGTGGCGGCGTGGGCAACAGCCGTTTTATGCAGGCCATGAACGAAGTCTGTATTGATGCCAAGCACGTGGTGCATTGCAGTTTGAACGAAGGTCTAGATGTGTTCTGGCCGTTTGGTCGCAGTGTGCTAGAGCAGATCTACAAGGTGTACAAACAGAAAGAACTGCTGGAAGATTCAATCTTGATCTATCGTGTGCAACGTGCGCCAGAACGACGAATCTTCAAAATTGATGTGGGCAACATGCCGTCACACTTGGCCATGGCCTTTGTGGAACGTGTGAAAAACGAAATGCATCAGCGCAGAATTCCCACTATAACAGGTGGTGGGCAGAACATCATGGATGCATCTTACAATCCACTTTCAGTGGGTGAAGACTACTTCTTTCCCCAGGGTCAAGACGGTCGTGGCAGCTCAGTAGAAACCTTGCCCGGTGGACAGAACCTAGGCGAAATTGACGACTTAAAGTACTTCAACAACAAAATGGCACGTGGCCTGCGTGTGCCGTCAAGTTACTTGCCCACTGGTCCCGATGACAGTGATCGAGCCATGAGCGATGGCAAAGTGGGCACGGCCCTGATTCAAGAATATCGTTTCAATCAGTACTGTGAACGACTGCAGAACTTGATTGCACAAAAGCTAGACGATGAATTCAAGATGTTCATGAAATGGCGCGGATTCAACATTGACTCGGGCCTGTTCAGCATCAAGTTCAACCCACCGCAGAACTTTGCCAGCTATCGTCAAGCTGAAATGGACAATACTCGTATTCAAGCATTTCAAGGTCTTGAGCAATTGCCCTACATGAGCAAGCGGTTCATGCTGAATCGATTCCTGGGCCTGACCGAAGAAGAAATCAAAGAAAACGAAAAACTCTGGCGCGAAGAACGTGACAATCCTGACATGCAGTCAGTCAAGGGCAGTGATCTTCGCAGTGTGGGCATTACTCCAGGCGCCCTGGAAACTGATGTGTCAACTGGCGAGGAAATTGCTGGCATGGCGCCTGCTGCTCCGGGCACACCCGAAATTGGTGCAGGCATGACCCCAGGCGGTGCTGCACCCAGTGACGGAGCAGCACCTCCGGCTGCATAAATATTGACATGATACTACGAGAATTCTGGGACAAAGAGCCCAAGGCATATCAAGACGTTGAAAAAGACAACAGTCAAGCCCGTCTAGGCGACCTACGCAAGAGTCGCCTTACCTTGCGTCAGCTCAACAAACTGCGCAAAATGAATGATGTTCGCATGGTTGAGTACAAAGAAAAACTCAAGCTGGTGCGTCAACAATACTCCCCTCCTGCACAACCTGCGGTGTAATTTCTGGCATTTATTGCCATTTTCTGCCGATAAACACTATAGATTTAGTCTATGGTGTAAATAACAACGCACTTTACCTAATAGGAGTTTTCTTATATGAACCGTTTTGAACAATTGATCGAATACGTGATCAACGACGAAGAGGCGAAAGCCCAAGAACTTTTCCATGACATCGTTGTGGAAAAAAGCCGCCAAATCTACGAAAATCTAATGGCCGAAGAAGCCCAGGAAGATCTAGAAGAAGGCGCAGACGAAGAGCTTGACGAAGCTGAAGAAGACATTGAAGAAGGCATGATGGGCGGCGACGCTAGTGATGACTTGATTGATGATGTTGAAGCTGAAGAGCAAGACAACATGAGCATGGAAGCTGAAGGCGACGAAGAAGAAGAATTTGATATCGATGCTGACGACGAACAAGATGTCGGCGGCGATGACATGGGTGGCAGCGGAGAAACAGCTACCAAAGACGACATCATGAATCTTGAAGACAAACTGGACCAGTTGATGGCCGAGTTTGAAGGATTAATGGGCGGTGATGATGTTGGCGGCAACGGCGACGGATTTGGCGCTGAAGAAGGTGGTGACGCCATTGAAATGGACGACACTGAAGAAATGACTGACGAGTTTGGCGGCGGCATGATGGAAGCGGTGACGCTAAAAGCAGCCCCAAAGCCAGTGACTTCTGAAGAAGGCGGCATCAACAAGAAGTCTACTGTGGCCGCAAACGCTGGCGCCAAGGGTCCAATTGGCAGCACAGTTCGTCCGGTACACACTGGCGGCGAAATGGGTGGCAAGCATGACTCTAGCGCATACAGCAACTCAACCAAAGACTTGATTGGTGATTTTCAGAACAAAGCTGGTGCTAGCATGAAAGGCCAAACGCCTGCTACCAAGCCACACTTGAGCCAAGCTACTGGTGTTAACACCAAGTCTATCATCCCAAGCAAGCATAATTGATTATGAAAACCCTAAGAGAACAACTTACTTTTAATCAGGCTCGCATGCAGGTTCTTGAAGAAGCTGATGCATCCGGCCAGGGTAAAAGCATGTATCTCAAAGGGATATGTATCGAGGGAAACAAACGCAATGCAAATGAGCGTGTTTACCCATTAAACGAAATCACTCGAGCTGTTGGCACTATCAACAAACAGATCCAAGAAGGATACTCTGTACTAGGTGAAGTGGACCATCCAGATGATCTCAAAGTCAATCTAGATCGTGTTTGCCATAGTGTTGAAGAAATGTGGATGGACGGTGATGCCGGTTGCGGCAAGCTCAAGGTGTTACCTACTCCAATGGGTAATCTTGTTAAAACCTTGCTGCAATCAGGTGTACGTCTAGGTGTTTCAAGCCGAGGCAGTGGTAACGTTGACGATAGAACCGGACATGTCAGTGACTTTGAAATAGTCACGATTGATGTGGTTGCCCAGCCCAGTGCCCCAAATGCATACCCCAAGGCAATTTATGAAAGTCTCATGAACATGAACTACGGACATAGATTACTTGAAGTAGCCCGAGAAGCTGGTCAGGACAACAAAGTGCAGAGATACTTGAAGAGCGAAGTAGTCAAGCTCATCAAGGAACTCAAAATCTAAGGAGAATCTACTAATGTTAGATGCAATCAAACCATTGCTAGATAGCAACCTGATCACCGAGGAAACTCGCCAAGAGATCAACGAAGCTTGGGAAGCCAAGCTAAGTGAAGCTCGTGAACAGGCTCGTGCCGAACTACGTGAAGAGTTTGCGCACCGCTACGAACACGACAAGCAAGTGATGGTGGAAGCCCTGGATCGCATGGTTACAGAAGGTTTAAGCGCAGAAATTGCCAGTATGGCTGCTGAAAAGCAAGCATTGGCAGAAGATCGCGTCAAGTTTCAAAGCAAGATGAAAGAGTCAGCTACAAAGTTCAACAACTTTATGGTGACCAAACTTGCCGAGGAAATTGGCGAATTGCGCAAGGATCGTAAAATGCACAGTGAAGGACTAGGAAAACTAGAAAACTTCGTGGTGCATGCATTGGCTCGAGAAATTCAAGAATTTGCCGCAGACAAGCGTGCCGTGGTTGAGACTAAGGTCCGCCTGGTAAGTGAAGCCCGCAGCAAGTTGGAATCTCTCAAGGCTAAGTTCGTAAAAGAATCTTCAGCCAAAATGAGCCGAGCTGTTAGCCAGCATCTCAAGACTGAACTCACTCAATTGCACGAAGATATTAAAATTGCTCGCGAGAACAGTTTTGGTCGTCGTATTTTTGAAGCTTATGCAGCTGAATTTGGCGCTACTCATCTCAATGAGAAAGCCGAAGTTCGTAAATTGCACCAAGTTATCGAAAGCAAGCAACAACAATTGGCGAAAGCCATCAAGCTCGGCGTGCAGGCTAAGACCCTGGTCGAGAGTAAAGAACGTGAACTACGTATCATCAAGGAAAGCAACGAGCGTAATGAACTCATGACTGACCTATTGCGTCCCTTGAACCGGGAAAAGCAAGATGTCATGCGTAATTTACTGGAAAGCGTTCAAACAACTCGTTTGAAGAACGCTTTTGAAAAGTATCTACCGGCTGTTCTGGAGAATCGAACTGCAAAAGCCCCCAAGGTAATTGCAGAGAGCGTCACCTCAGTCACAGGAGATAAAACTGTCCCAAGTCATCAGCAGGACGAAAACGAAGCCAAGAGCAACGTGATCGACCTCAAGCGTCTGGCAGGGTTATAAAATCTTTTTTAGGAGACTTAAATGTCACAAGAACTACTAGAAAGTCGCTGGGGCGAGACCAAAGAAGCTCTGCTTGAAGGTCTGAACGGCTCTAAGCGCAACAGCATGGGTGTTATCCTCGAGAACACTCGCAAGTATCTGAAAGAAAATGCTTCAGCAGGTTCCACAGTTGCCGGTAACGTTGCAACTTTGAACCGTGTGATTCTTCCAGTTATCCGTCGTGTAATGCCCACCGTTATTGCTAACGAGTTGGTTGGCGTTCAGCCCATGACTGGTCCAGTTGGTCAAATCCACACTCTGCGTGTTCGCTATGCACAGAGCTTGACTGACAACAGCCTGGCTGCTACTTCGGTAACAGCTGGTGAAGAAGCCTTGAGCCCATTCAAGATCGCTACTGCATATTCTACAGTGCCCCAGGCTACTGCAACAGCTACCAATTATACTGGTGCTGCTACAGCTACCATGGAAGGTACTGGCGGTAAGCAAATCAGCGTTCAAATCTTGAAGCAAGCTGTTGAAGCCAAGACTCGCAAATTGCAAGCACGTTGGACATTTGAATCTGCACAAGACGCACAAGCCATGCATGGTATTGACGTTGAAGCAGAAATCATGGCAGCACTGGCCCAAGAAATTACCGCTGAGATTGACCAAGAAATCCTTCTCAGCCTGCGTTCTTTGGCTGCTACTGAGTTTACATACAACCAAGCTACCGTTTCAGGTACAGCTACATTCGTTGGTGACGAACACGCCGCTTTGGCTGTTTTGATCAACCGTGTTGCTAACTTGATCGCCCAACGCACACGTCGTGGCGCCGGTAACTACGCTGTGGTTAGCTCTGCTGCATTGACAGTGTTGCAAAGTGCAACAACTAGTGCTTTTGCTCGCACTACAGAAGGCACATTTGAAGCTCCTACAAACACCAAGTTTGTTGGTACATTGAACGGTTCACTCCGCGTGTTTGTTGACAGCTACGCCCAAGACACCACACCAGTATTGGTTGGTTACAAAGGTTCAAGCGAAGCTGACGCTCCAGCATTCTACTGCCCATACATTCCATTGATGAGCAGCGGTGTTGTTCTGGATCCAACAACATTCGAACCAGTGGTGTCATTCATGACACGTTATGGTTACATCGAATTGACCAACACTGCTAGCAGCTTTGGCAACGCTGGCGACTACGTTGGTGAAATCGCTGTGTCGAACTTGTCTTTCAGCTAATCCAACCGGATTGCAGAAAATACAAAAGGGCTCTTCGGAGCCCTTTTTTGTTGGGTTAATTTTCACATCACTAAATAAAAATGCTCGTGTAGCAATCTTGTCCTGCATAGGGCGGGACTTGAACGACACACACATACACAGGAGAAAAACATGAGCAAAACACCTTACGAGATCCGTCTCGAACTTCTTAATCTGGCCAAGGAAATCCTCCAAGCGCCAATTTACGAAAAACGTAGCAAACTCAGCGACGAATATCATTCCAAGCTGACCGATGCCAATCGTGCAGACCTTCCGTTCCCAACCATGCCTGATTTTCCCAGCACAACGGATATTATCAGCAAGGCCGAAGAACTCAAAAAGTTTGTAGACGCTGCGTAAAAACGAAAGCCCCGAAAGGGGCTTTCTTGTATAAATCCTGCACATCCATGTTGGTCATTCAAGGAGCAGTGCGGACAAAATAATTAATTTAACGACCTAGTATAGTTTAACAGTAGCTCAATAACAAGGTTATTATAGCAAATTATACCTTGAACCAAGACAGATATTGGGTAACCTTTTTGGTTACACTTGTCCAATCTCCCATGGCAGGTTGACGGAACAGTCTCACAGTTCCATACCAAGGTGAACTGTCGCGATCCAACAACCAACGCCAGTCTGTGGCATAGTTATTGAGCATGATCCAAGTGGAACGACCCAGTGCACCTGCCAGGTGACTCACCGCGGTGTCAACTCCAATCACAACGTCCAGTTGATTCATGAGCCCGGCAGTGTCCAAGAAGTTGTTAACAGCGCCGGGAAACATGGTTACCCCGGCATCCTGTAATGCAACAACTTCATCATCACTGGCATCAGCCTGCAAGTTGATCCACTCATATTGTGGATTGTTTCGAATCATTTCCAGCACTGTTGGAAACGGAACTGACTTGTGTTGATTCAACCATGAATCTCTGCGTCCACTCCAGCTGATGCCCACTCGCATGCGTGTTTTGGCGCCTAGACGCCGAGTCCATTCTTGAGACACTGTGTCGGGCACATTGAGATAACTCACAGTGCTGGTCAACCGATTAAGAGTCACGCCCAAGATTCCTGGTAGACTCATGATGGGAACCCAGTAATCAAATTCTCCCATGTCATCAACATAGCTTCCCACTTTTTCAATGATAGCACTGTTGAGCAACAGTGGTATCAATCCATCTGTTACTTGCAGTTTGATTCTAGCTCCCATGACATGCAGGTTGTACACAAATCTCACAAACTGAATGTTATCACCGTGACCTTGTTCGCCCACAACCAATACTGTTTTGCCCTTGAGGTCTTCGCCACGCCATCTGGGTTGTGAGAACTGTGGTTCGGTTCCGGCCAAGTGCTCGTATTGCCAACGAGTTTCGTATGCTGGCCAACCATTGGCATAGTCGCCCATGAGCAAATATGCCACTGCTAGATTAAACCTCGCTGTGATATTGTTGGGATCAAGCTCAATTGCGTTCTGTAAAAACGGCACAGCACGCCTGGGTTGGCCAATTTCTCTCAGTACATTGCCATAGTTGTTGAATGCCGCAGCAGAATTACGGTCACTTACAAATGCCATGGCATAACAATGCAGGGCTTGTTCGGGTTCATGGTTTGACCGATGCTGATTGCCTTGGTCGATGAGGTAGTTGATGTCCATGTAGATATTTACAAAAATCTGGACTAACGGTTTAAATTTGTTGAACACACTAAATACACTTGTCGCAATAGGGCGACTTATGCAGCCAACCCCTGCGTAGCGGCTAGAACCCGCATTGGGCTTCTATAAGGAGAAATCAAATGGGAAGAGCTCTCAAAATTCAAAAAAACAACGTTGGTTCTGGAACCGTCGTTAGTGGCACACCACCAGTGACCACATACAATCAAACCGTTCTCACTGATGCAGGTTACCCCAACTTTGGTAGCTTGACCAATCCAGTTTACAACAGTGCCAACACACTCAGCGACACAGATTTTCTGGGCGTGGTGGGTGGTTCTCCAGCAACTTCAACTCCAACAACAACATTTCCAGAAATTGCTGCCGTGGTCAACATCAGTTTGTCAGATGGTACCAGTACAACTTCAGGAGCTGGCCGCATTATTCGACAAAAAGGTTCACACAAGTTCTTGGTAGCTTACACTGCTGCTGCCACAGCTGATGAGTCTTTGATTGTGGGTCAGGCATATCAAATTGCCTCAGTTGGAACAACCGACTGGGCTGCTTGCGGCGCCGGTGTAGATTATGCATTGGGTGATGTATTCACAGCCACAGCAGTGGGTTCAGGTACAGGCACAGCATATCCTGTTGGACAATGTGTACTGTCCAATACCGCTACTCCTGCAGCCGGCTTCATGAGTATTTCTTACTCAGTAGGCGACAGCTCTGCTGTGTATGCCAGCTACATCACCAATAAGTGGGTGCGTGACTGGAATGGCATGACCTACGGCAATTACAGTGACAGCAATCTTGGTACCAACGTGCAATCTAGCGAAAACTTCTATCCTGTGAACTTCTTCACTGATGAAGGCACCGTCACATGGTCCGGCGCTGAAATCATTGCAGGTGCTGAAGCTCAAAACGGCAGCTTGCAATTGGCTCAAGTTGACAAAGTCACAAGCTAATTTAATCTAGCACTGGGATCCTCCTTGGTACATACAGGGAGGATTTTCTATGAGTAGAGCATTTGTTTTGGGCAACGGTGTTAGTCGTCAAGCAGTCAATATAGCCACGCTGCAAGGGCTAGGGCCTGTGTATGGTTGTAATGCTTTGTATCGTGAATTTGCACCAGATGTCTTGGTCAGTACAGATCGTCCCATCAGCGAACAGATTCAGCATTCAGGGTATGCAAAACAACATGAGTTTTACACCAGAAAACCTCTGCCGCACTTGGCAGCAAAACCAGTGCCACAGCAATATTACGGATTCAGTTCAGGACCAATTGCAGTGGCTCTAGCAGCCTTGGCCGGTAATCGAGCAGTGTATCTCTTGGGATTTGACATGGGACCCACTGCCACTGGCAAATTCAACAACTGCTATGCTGACACTGAATTTTACAAGAAAAGTGCAGATGTTCCCACATACACTGGCAACTGGGCACGCCAACTAAAAACTGTGGCTGGAGATTTTCCCAACACCAACTTTTTTCGTGTGTTTGGTAACACCACTGCTGACATACCTGAGCTGTACAAGATAAAAAACATGGCCAACATGCAAATGGAAGACTTTCTAAACCGAATAAATAACACAAAGGAACTCTAAATGTCAACCGTTAAACGTGTCGCCGGCGATTACACTATCCAAACTCTAGGAGCAGGTAATTTAATTACCTTGCAATCCACCACAGTGGTCGTTACAGGCGACTTGTCAATTTCGGGCAACACTAGTATTGCTGGTAACATCAGTGTTACTCGAATTTTCAACGGTACCAGCAACGTCGACGTGGCCACCTCTAGCGGCAATGTCACAGTGGGAATTGGTGGTACAGGCAATGTGGTGGTCTGGGCCACTACTGGAGAATATGTCACAGGATTGATCAGTGCCACCGGCAACGTCACAGGTGGTAACATACTCACTGCTGGCTTGATTTCGGCAACTGGCAACATCACAGGTGGTAATATTCTAGGTGGCGCCAATGTCAATGCCACCACACACACAGGCACCACAGCATCACTTAGTGGCAACGTCACAGGTGGCAACTTATTAACTGGTGGATTAATCAGTGCTACCGGCAACGCAACGGCTGGCAATATATTAACGGCTGGCTTGATTTCAGCTACAGGCAACATCACGGGTGGCAATATTCTAGGTGGAGCCAATGTCAATGCCACTACGCATACAGGCACCACAGCATCATTAAGTGGCAACGTCACAGGTGGTAACATACTCACTGCTGGCTTGATTTCGGCAACTGGCAACATCACAGGTGGCAATATTCTAGGTGGTGCCAATGTCAATGCCACCACACACACAGGCACCACAGCATCATTAAGTGGCAACGTCACAGGTGGAAACATTCTGACAGGTGGCCTGATTTCAGCCACAGGCAACATCACTGGTGACAACGTATCAGCTGTTGGATACTTGGGCACTTCTTTAAGTTTAACTGGAAATATAGTTGCGGCGTATGTGACAGCAAATTCAGACATCAATGCTGGCAACGTTTATACCACCAGTGCAGTGTCGGCAACAGGCACAGTAACTGGTGGAAATATTACCACTCTGGGCACGGTGGCAGCTGGCGCAGTGTCATCAACTGGCAACGTCACAGTCCAAGCTGGCAAATACTTTGTAGGCGATGGCGGATTTTTGTCCAACGTTACTGCGACCAGCAACGTGGCGGTTACTCAAATTGCCAATGGTACATCATTGTTGGCAGTTTCTCAAACCAACGGCAACATCACTGGTGCAGTAAATGGCATATCCAACGTATGGGTGTTGTCCGATGTGGGTATTACCGTAACTGGGCTTAACTCAGTAACAGGCAATGTGATTGCAGGCAATGTAACCACTGCTGGATTAGTATCAGCTGCTGGCAATGTCACTGCGGCAAACTTTTTTGGTTCAGGTTCAGGGCTGACTAATATTCCTGGTGGCAATGTGTCGGGCACTGTGGCCAATGCCACTTATGCAGTCAGTGCTGGATCAGCCACTACAGCAGGCACAGTCACAACAGCCGCACAACCCAATATTACCTCAGTGGGCACTTTGAGCTCGGTGTCTGTAACTGGTGCAATCACTGGTGGCAGTTTGAGCGTAAGTACCGGCAACGTCACATCTGGCAATTTACTGATTTCAGGCGCCATACTTGATTCGGCACAGCTGGATATTCAAACCACTGCTGCCAACGCCAACATCGTACTCACCCCAAATGGCACCGGTAACGTCAACGTTGGGCGTGTCAGTGCATCGGGCAACATCACTGCTGCTGCATATTATGGTTCAGGCGCCGGGCTGTCAGATATTGCTGGTGGCAACGTGTCAGGCACTGTGGCCAATGCTACTTATGCAGTCAGTTCTGGATCAGCTGAATCAGCTACCACAGCTGGTACTGTGACCACTAATGCACAACCCAACATCACCAGTGTGGGTACATTGAACTCAGTATCTGTAACAGGCAACATCACTGGTGGTAACATCTTAGGTGGCGCCAACGTCAATGCCACCACGCATACAGGCACTACAGCATCACTCAGTGGCAACGTCACTGGTGGTAATATTCTAACAGGTGGATTGATTTCAGCAACCGGCAACATCACAGGTGGTAACCTTATTGGTACCATTGTTGGCAACTTAACTGGCACCACAGTTAGTGCATCAGGCAACATCACAGGTGGTAACCTTATTGGTGCCATTGTTGGCAACTTAACTGGCACCACAGTTAGTGCATCAGGCAACATCACAGGTGGTAACCTTAGTGTGGGCACTGGTACCATCACTGTGAACAACATCATCAATGGCAGTACCAACGGCACTGGCAACATCGGCAATGCTACAAATGGGTTCAACACCATATTTGCCAAGGCCACATCGGCGCAATACGCCGACTTGGCAGAATTGTACGAAGCAGATGCACGTTACGAAACAGGTACTGTGGTGGTATTTGGCGGTGAAAAAGAAGTCACAGTATCAGCCATAGATGGAGATCACCGAGTTGCTGGAGTGATATCAGAAAACCCCAGTTTTATCATGAACTCAGTTCTACAAGCTGAACACGTGGCAATTGTGGCCTTGGCCGGACGTGTGCCCTGCAAAATTCAGGGCTCAGTTGCCAAAGGCGATTTGTTGGTGTCGGCTGGCAACGGCGTTGCTCGATCAGAATCAACCCCTTTGCCAGGCACCATTATTGGCAAAGCACTGGCTGATTTTTCAGGCTCAACTGGTGTAATTGAAATTGTAGTGGGGCAAGCATAAGCCTTTGGGTTCTGGTAAATATACCAAGGACCCAGGGACTTCATGACTCAACAAATAATTAACACAGGCCTAGTGGCCAATGACGGCACAGGCGAATCTCTACGTGCTGCATTTGATGCAGTAAACAACAATTTCACGGCAATTTGGTCATCAGGACCAGTAGATAGCAATGTTGTCATTGCCAACAACACCGTCACAGTCCGGGGCTATAACAACGAACTGATATTACAGGCCAATGGAATTGGCAATATTCAAGTCAACAGCACCATAAACCCAGGTATCAGCGGGGTGTATGATCTTGGTACTCCAGACAAGCTGTTTGGTAGTATACGTGCTCAATACTTCTACGGCAACGGAGCATTTTTAACTGGTATTTCAGGTGGCGGTGGCAGTCAAGTCACATTCAGCCAGTTTGCCCCAAACCCAGCCAACATTGGTGATGTCTGGATTGAAAGTGACACTGGTGTGCAGTACATTTATTTCAATGACAACACTAGCAATCAGTGGGCTGAAATGGAGGCGTATCAAAGTTTTAGTTCTCCAGCAGCAACCTCTGTGCTGGACACAGCATCAAATGCCACAATTGGCAATGCCGCTGCCATAGTCAACACCACTGGAAAAGTGCTTGGTCGAGTAGTAGTCAGCACCGACAACTGGACCATTTATGTGGCCACAGGGTCCACTCCAACTTCAATGTGGAGAAACACCAATGGGTTGGCGTCAATTACACCAGCATGATTTCCACTAAATATTCACTATGCCATCAACTTTAAATTTTCCAACCAACCCAACCTCAGGTGAAATTTACACTTTTTCTGGAAAGTCTTGGATCTGGACTGGCCAAGCATGGCGCCTGCAACCGCAAGGAGCCATCAACGGCATAGTTATTGGCAACACCACTCCGGCAGCAGGAAGTTTTACCACGTTCAGTGCCGGCAACGTCACTGCTGGCAATGCAGTCTTTTCAGGCAACGTTACATCAGCAAACATCACAACTGGTAATGCAACCATTGGCGGCAACTTGGCAATTGCTGGCAATGTCAATTCTAGTCTTGACATTTATGGGGATGTTGTAGCCAATGATATTGAAGCTCGTGGCGAAATCTATGCACCAGGTAATATCACAACTTCGGGGTATTTTGTTGGTAATGGTCGTGCTATAACTGGAATTGTAGTTTCAGGTGGTTCGTCAATTGACAACGGCAACAGCAGTGTATCAATTCCATCAGACAACGACAACATATTTGTTGAAGTTGATTCGGTCAATGTTGCTGAGTTCACTACTGCAGGACTTGACGTAAATGGCACAGTTACAGTACCACAGATTGTGACCAACAACATTAAGTCTGATGATTCAAGTTTTGTCAACATAGCAGACGGGTTAAATGTTGAGCAAGGATTAACAGTCGTTGGATCAGTTGATGTTACTGGCAACGTTACCGCCAACGTTGTCGTTGCCAACTCATTTGTAGGTAATATCAGTGGTAACATCAGCATTTCTGGAGCCAACACCGGAGTTGTGTTCAACGACAGTGGTGTAGCCACAGCATCTGCAGGATTTACCTTTAATAAAACTGCCAACAGTGTGACAGTTGTTGGCAATGTGGTGTCAGGTGGTAGTTTTGTGGGATCAGGTGTGGGCTTGTCAGAGACCATGGTCAACCGCGGTGGCGACACTTCCAACTGGAACGTGCTGTTGCAAATGGGCACTTACACGGTAAATAGAACAAGTTGGGGTGGTGTAACTGGTCCCCCACTGGATAGCTTGGTGTATGTGGGATTGCTTGAAGTCAAAAACAGCAACATTGTGGGCAATGCTGCTGTAACTCAAACCTACTACCCAGGCACAATTGACAATTTTGACAATGTCAAAATACAGTTTGTGAGAAATTATTGGGGAGAATCCTGGACCCCGTGGATAAGAATGACAAACAACGACCAGCAAATTGATGGCGGGACGTTTTAAAAAGGTAAAATTATGTCAAATACACTGTTAATCAAACGTTCAGCAACGTCCGGTGCAGCGCCCGGGGTAGGCAACCTTGCACTGGGCGAATTGGCTATCAACACTTATGATGGTCGTCTCTATACCAAAGTTGATACTGGCACTGCAAACGTTTTTGAGCTCACACAGAACCAGCCCATTCAAGTCTTGGGCAACGTTACTGGCAATTCTGTCAACACTGGTACCGGAACTACAAATTTAACACTGACTCTGAGTTCAACTGGCGTTTCGGCAGGCACCTACGGTGGATCAGTAGGACCTACCAGCAACATTGGTGTGTTCACAGTAGATCAGTACGGTCGTATCACTTCAGCATCCAACGTTGCTATATCAACTTCGTCTCTAAGCAATGGTACAAGCAATATTGAAATTGCCAACAGTGCTAACATTTCAATCACAGTAGCAGGAACGCCCAATGTAGCAGTGTTTGCCAACACTGGAGTCTACGTAACTGGACTGCAATCAGTATCAGGAAATGTCACAGCCGCCAACTTTAACACAGCTGGCCTGGCCAGCGTGGCTGGCAACATCACTGGTGGCAATTTGGTCACAGCCGGTTTGGCCACTGTCACTGGCAACATTGTAACTGGAGCCAATGCTGTAGTTGCGGGTTATGCCACGGTAACTGGTAACATTGTAACTGGAGCCAATTTAGTCACAGCAGGTTATGCCACTGTCACTGGCAACATTGTAACTGGAGCCAATGCTGTAGTTGCGGGTTATGCCACGGTAACTGGTAACATCACTGGTGGCAACATCTCCACAGCAGGCAACATTGCTGCTGGTGGTATACTCACCAACAACTATTATTATGCCAATGGCTCTCCAGTTGATTTCCAACAAGCTGCTGGTGCCAACGGTGAGATTCAGTTCAATCTAGGCGATGATTTTGCTGCCAGCGCCAACTTGGCATTTGACAGTGCCAATAGTATCCTCACAGTTACTGGCACCAGTAGTGTAACTGGCAATATAACTGGTGGCAACGTCACTACAGCTGGCAAGGCCAATATTGGCACACTTGAAGTAACTGGAACAGGATCAATAACAGGCAATTTAACAGTTACAGCCAACATTGCTGGTGGCAATTTGCTCACAGCTGGCCAAACTTCAGCAGGTGGTAATGTCACTGGTGCTAATCTGATTACAGCAGGACTAGTTACAGCCACAGGCAACATCACTGGCGGTAACATTGCCACCGCTGGTAATGTCAGTGCCACAGGCAACCTTTCAGGCAACAATGTTATTGCAGTTAACGCTGTAGTTGGCAATATTGACGTAGGCAATATCCAAGTTACCGGCAACATTATAGTAAATTCTGTCACAGCCAACACTTTTGTCAGTGCAATTGGCAATGTGATTGGTGGCAACTTGGTAACAGCAGGTTTAATCACAGCCACAGGCAACATTGTAACTGGAGCCAATGCTGTAGTTGCGGGTTATGCCACAGTAACTGGTAACATCACTGGTGCTAATATCAATACTGCTGGTTTGGCATCGGTTGCGGGCAACGTCATTGCTGGCAATATAACCACTGCTGGACAAGTCATTGCCACTGCCAACATCACAGGCGGTAACGTCATTGGCAATGCCTTGGTTCAAGGCGTCACAGTCAGCGCTTCGGGCAATGTCATAGGCGGCAATGTTTCCACAGCTGGAGAAGTCACAGCAACTGGTAATGTAACAGGCGGCAACATCAACACTGCTGGTTTGGCATCGGTTGCGGGCAACGTGATTGGTGGCAATTTGGTCACAGCCGGCTTGGCCACTGTCACAGGCAACATCACTGGTGGCAATTTGGTCACAGCAGGCTTGGCCACTGTCACTGGCAACATCACTGGTGGCAATTTGGTCACAGCCGGTTTGGTTCAAGCTGGTTCAGCTTCGGTAACTGGAAATACCACCAGTGGCAATCTATTAACTGGTGGCATAGTATCAGCCACAGGCAACATCACTGGTGGCAACGTTGATACAGCTGGCTTAATCACTGCTGCTGGCAACATCACTGGTGGCAATTTCTTAACAGGCGGACTGGTTTCAGCAACAGGCAACATCACAGGTGGTAATCTAGTTACTTCAGGCGCAGCAGCAATAACTGGCAACGTGTCGGCCAACAACGCTGCAATCACCAACTTGATGAGTGCTGGCCAGATCAGTACCTCGGGCAATGTTTTGGCTGGTCAACAAGTCAGTGCTACAGGCAACATCACTGGTGGCAACATTGCCACAGCTGGTTTGGTCACTGTCACAGGCAACGTCACAGCAGGAAATTTCAACACAGTTGGCTTAATCACAGCCACTGGTAACGTCACTGGTGGTAACATTGTCACTGCCGGGGTAGTCACTACACCCAACATCAACAGCGCCACTTCTCTCACAGTGACAACTGGTGCTGGTGACATCAATTTGTGGCCTACATCAGGTAACATTCACCTGGCCAACACCTATATCAATCACCTGGCCAATCCAGTTCAGTCGTTTGATGCAGCTACCAAACAGTATGTTGATGATGCTGTGTCAACTGGTATTGTTATACACACACCAGTGTATGTAGAATCTCCCACAGCTCTGGCAGCTACCTATGCTCAAGGTGGTACTACTCACACAGTTACTAACATCACTGGCAATACCACACTGACGTTCTCATCAGCACACAGCTTGAATGTGAATGATCAAATTTATTGGACTGCCAGTTTCAACGGCATCACTGCCAACACCAGTTACTTTGTTTTCTCAACGCCGACTGGCACACAGATCACACTGGCCAATATCTATGGCGGTCCTCAGATTACCAATCTAACCAATGGCACTGGACTCAGTCAGGTTGGTAGAGCCAACCCAGGTGTTGGCGCCACACTCACTGCCAATGTCAATGGTGCTGTGGTAATTGACGGTGTGTCGCTGACTTCTAACCAGCGTGTGTTGATTTACAACCAAACAACTGCTTATCAAAACGGTGTTTACGTTGTAACTGATGTTGGTAATGTGTCTGCTCCCTGGATCATGACACGTTCATCAGATACAAATACCTATGCGCCTAGCGGCATCAACGGACTAGATGCCGGCGATTATTTCTTTGTACAGAGTGGCAACACCGGAGCAGGCGAAAGCTATGTGCTCACAGCACCTGTGGGCGAAATCATACTGGGCTATGACAACCTAACGTTTACACAGTTCAGCGCCAGCCAAGTTTACAGTGCTGGCAATGGCTTGTCACTGACTGGCACAGTGTTCTCAGTCAACGTAGACAACAATACCACGGCTATTGTGGGCGGCAACGTTGTGGTCAAGGCATCAGCCAATTTGACCACGCCCAATATTGGTGCTGCCACAGGTACCAGCCTAAGTCTAACTGGCAACATCACTGGTGCCAATGTGATCAGCACTGGCCTGCTCACAGTCACTGGCAACATTGCATCAGGCAACGTCAACGTTACTGGCAATGTCAGCGCCGTGGGCAACATCAATGGTGCCAACGCCACAATCACAGCCAATGTGGTATCGGGCAACATCATTACTTCAGGCCTGGTTTCAGCCACAGGTAACGTTACAGCTGGCAACCTAGTAACATCGGCAACTGCCAGTGTGGGAACCTTGGTAGTAAACACATTTGCCAATATTTTGGCTACCACAATCAGCGTCAGCAACATCACTGGTGCATTGCGAGTAGCTGGCGGCATAGGTGTCACAGGAAACGTCTATGCTGATGGTATGTATGTGCTGGGAGATTCTGTACTTACAGTGAACAGCACCATTGATGGTGGTACATACTAACATCAAATATGAGCAATACTCTCCTATTAAAGCGTTCGGGCACAGCCAATGCAGTCCCTGTACCCGGGGACTTGCAACCTGGTGAGTTGGCCATCAACTACACAGATGGCAATTTGTTTTTTGAGGACAATTCGGGCAATGTTCA